GCATCTTGTACAATAAGACGTATACTATTATTAATGGCATCTTTAGCTAAAGCTTGAACATTACGTACTTAGTCAAAACCTTTACCATTAGCGTCTAAGGTAACTTCATTTAACCTGCGTAATAATTCATTAACTAATGTAACATATGTAGCCATTTTAGTATCCCTTAGATGTACTTAAAGGGGCAAGTTTCCCTGCCCCCCTAGTTTTGCGCTTATGCAAGCAAGTCACGATCTACTTCGTCAGGAGCAGCATCGCCTTGATCACTAACATCCATCATTACAGCGTAAACACGTAGTTTACCTGCTGAGAATGTTGCACCATCACCTGCAAAAGTCAGGTCTAGTGTGTCTGCTGAAGCAAGCGTAACGTCTGCAGCAGGTGTAGCTGAAGGAGCATATGCCCCATCTGATGCACCATCAATATCAAACGCTGCAACAAATTCGTCAGCATCTGCTGCACCCAATGTTACTGTTGCGTTTGTACCAGTGTTCATAGTTGCAGATTCTACAACACAAACACCTGCATGAAGTACCCTTGTATTAGCAGGTATTGTGAGACATTGAACTACGTCAGCAGATGAACAGTCAATAGCCTGTGCAGTAAGATCAATAGTTTTCTGTACCATGTAAGGCGAACGCCCTCTTTGGGAATTACCGTGTGCAGGTAAAAGCAAAGATGTTATAGTAGCCATAAGTTATACCCTCCCTTACGCTGCGTTGTATTTAGCAGTTACGATAGCTTCTGGACGAAGTATCTTCCTGCCATAAAGGTGCATACCACGAACGATGTCACTAAATGAATCTGGATCACGGTAAGTCTCAACTTTGTTGATTTGCTCTGCAGTTGCTACTGCTGAGTCGTGACCTGCCACGATAACACCGTAGTTAGTATTTTGATTTGCTGATCCAGTTGTACCAGCACCTGTTCCTACCGCTGGTAGGTTTGATGATGTGTACATACGGAAGCCATGAATGTTATTCAAGACTAAACCGTTTTGCAGCCCTGCTCCACCGAAGTCAGCATTCATCATGCGTGAATCTTCATCTTTGAGTAGTTCTACAAACACAGGGTCAACAACAAGCCATCTGCCTCTTGTATCAACTTGCTGTTGATCTAAAAGACGTCCCATACGAGCAATAACTTGTAAGGGAGTTGCTGTTGCAGTATCAGCAGCAGTTGCACCGCCTAAACGTGGCTTCAATGGAATTGAGTGATCACCAGCAGATGATGTCGTAATGTTTCCAAAGTCACCCTTCTTAAGCTTCATAGAAGAAAGAAGTTCGTCTGTACCTGCAGTTGAAACAGCTACTGTACCGTTTACTTGGTCATTAACTGTTCCTGCATTTGCGTGTAGTGAAGACTGTTTGTAACCTGCCAAATAGCCAAGACATTCTTGGTCCATTTGATCAGCTAGTCTGTATGCTGCACGATCTGTTGCAAGTTGCATAAAATCTACGTGACTATGGGCTTCCTCAATATCGTCCATCTTAAAAGCAAAGTAGTTCGCTTTATCAACAGTTAACTGAAATTCTTCATCGTCAAGATCTTGTGCTTGGATTTGGGTTCCACGAGCATATGCGGATACAGAAATTTCTGGCTCCTTAATAATTTTGACCGTGTCACCTTGGTTAGCAATCTCACCAAAATAATCGTTATTGGTAATTGCATTAGCTACGGCACTCTTGCGGAATGCAAGTTGTACCTGCTTGGAATAAATGATTGGTGAAAAGTTACCGTTTGGTAAATTCCCATAACCACTCGCTGTAGTAAAAGCCATTGTAATTCTCCTTATATAGATATGGCTATGTTAAGTTTTACACATCATATCCACGAAAGAGGCCGTTCATTTTAGGGTAGTCAGTGTTGCTAATCAGTTGGCCTACTTCATAGCTACTGGGCCTATATGTCTGGGTAGTTCTTATTGTGGCTTAGTGTTAGTCACACGATAGAGTAACATTTAAGTCACTCTAATCATGTTAGTAGTTATACTTACGAATTTGTTATTGTCAAGTAATTATTTAGACATATCGTAAATAAACTTTCCACTACGAATAGCTTCCATGATCTCATCAGATCGTTTCTCATATTCTCTAGTGGACATCTTGTTAATCTGAGACTCACGAAGGTATGTATTACTTTCTTCAGTTTCAGGTGTATTACGTACACGAGCCTTAACAGCCTTAGCTGCATCCTTATCGCTTGTGCTACGTTTGTTTGTAGTGATACCATTGTCTGCTTTGTACAAGTCTATTACTCTTGCTACAGACTTATCATCATCAACATTCTCATATAGTGCGTCTTGTACCCACTTAGGCTGTTCTTTAGCCCATCCATGAAACTCATCGTTAGAACGTATTTCTTGGAAGTCAGGGTGCATACTCAGTAATTCAGCTTCAGCTTTCTCACGTTTAGCATTTATACGTAACTCTTCTACTTCTTTTAAACGCTTATCAATATCTAGTGAACGCTCTTGGGCTTTCTTATCCGCTATAGCTTCTACTATTCCTGCTACATCAGGATACTTCTTAGCCCAAGTTTCTATCTCTTTGTCTGACTTAGGTAGTACAAGTTCATTCTTAGCTGCTGAGTCTAGCTGCCCTTTTAGCTTTTCTATTTCTGTCTTATGCTCTTCAGCTTTGTCTTGCATGAAACGTTGAATGTCAGCATAGCGTTGCTTAAATGTTTTCTCTTCTGCGCTTAAGTCATCGTCTGAGACTTCTTCTTGTGCTTCAGCTTTAGATTCTTCTTTTTGTTTGGAATCACCTTTTGCTTGAACTGGGGCGTCCTTAATAGCTTTGCTACTGGGTTCTTCTTCCTGTCCTGAGCCACCTGTGTGTTCCTCTAAGAGTTGCTTTAGCTCTTCTTCGTCACGCTGTGCACGAGCCGCGTTTCTACGATGTGCTGCAGAGTCTACCATTATAGGCTTTGTTTCTTCTACTGCTGCTGTTTGTTCTACCACTTGTTTCTCCTTATGTTGGGGCCAGCCGAAGCCAGGTATCCTTATAGTTATATGGAATTACTTTTTGTTTTTCTTCTTCTTTTTTGGTCTGTCTATTAGTCCACCTTTGTTTATAGCTGCTGCATCTACTTCCGATGGATCTATTTGTCTTGCTTCTAAATTTTCTGCCTCTTCCTCTTCGGTAAAATTAAACGGTGAACCACTACCACCATCATCACTACCATCTGAGCCGCCTCCTTCTTCGGCTGGTGGTTCAGGTTGAACTGGAGGTATTACAGGATCAGGATCTTTATCAAGACCTAGCTTTTCTTTTTCAGCAGATGTTAGTCCATCTTTTAAACCATCTTTTAATAAACGATCCATTCTAGATTTATTTATTATAGCGTAGTGCTGCGCTGCTACACCATTACCCATTCTTACCGCACTATCATAAGCTCTTTGTTCTGAAACTGATAGCATGGTTACATAGTTACCAGACGCTAAATTAGTGTCTGAAACATCAAAACCAAGTTGATCACTTACGTCTTGAACTGTTGGCATTTCACCGCCCATAGAAAGTCCGTACACACTATATTCAGGTGTGTATGTATCCCCTTGTGTTTCTTCCTCTGAAGTAAATGCATCCTTAAGTTTGTCTGTAAAACTTCTGTCATCAATTGCTTTAAGCTTTGCAGCTAAGTCTGCATATTTTGGATTTGTTTTCCAATCAGCGCCATACTTTTTTTCTAAGGCAGCATTTATTTTTTTCTTGTCTGATAATGTTTTAAGAATTACAGGCGCAGCTATAGGATTTATTGCAGACATACCAGTGAGAGTTGCTTGTTGCGTAGATAGATTATTATATAAATCTATATAGGTTTCATCGCTAGCTGTACCTGCTAACGCACTTTCAAAGTTTTCAGCGTAAGCATCTATTTCAGCTTGTTGTGAAATAGTTGTTAAACTTTCTACTTCTTGATTAATATCATCGTTGTCTGATCCAGTTACAATAGGTTCTTCTTCTGTAATAGTCTGTGTCGTTTTATAATCTTTACTTATATAGTCATCATACTCTGCTTGAGTATTAGCTGTAACTATTTCACCGTTAGGACCATACAAAGTTACAGGAGTAAACGGAGGTGTAAGACTAGGTGCAGGACCAAACAAGCTAGACCCTACATAAAAATTACTAGGTTGCATGTATGTCATACCATCTTTTATTATAGGCTTTGGCACACCTGTATTAGTATTAGACGCAGTGTTAGCAATTTGGTTATTAGCTGTAAAAGGGTTATTAATTGGGTTACCATAAGGGTTAAGAGATACAGTACCGCCTGGAAAATAACCTGCATTACCCCTAGCAACAGGAGCACCTTGTCTGTACATCATCTGTTGTTGCTTATAAGGGTCAGACATTGTAGCTTGTGTAGGTTGTCCTGTAATGTAGCCGCCTACTGCTGCCTCTACAGGTTGTCCACCTATTCGTCCATTAGCTTCCATCTGAGCTAACTCTATCTTAGCATTCTTTCGTAAATCTTCAAAGAACTTCATGCCATAAAAACGAAGAACATCAGCAGGTACTACATACTCACCTTCACTTAGTTGTGCAGGAATGTCATCTCGTACTTCTTCAGGTAGTGAGCCTGGGGGTACTTCATTACCTGATACTGGGTCTACGTCCTTGTCTTCTGCCATAAACACCATAGTCATTTGTTCATCGTCATTTAGTGCCATTAACTTTATCCCTCAAATATTTTAGCCTTCGTAATGTAGCTATTGAACCTTGGCAACGATGCAAGTCTATTGCCACCTCTGACTGTTCTAGTCTTCTTTGCTGCTCAAGAATTAAAATGTCTAGTTCTTCACAGAACGCATCCCACTGTGCTTTATTGTTTACAAAAGCCTTAAGCGACATTACCACTAAACCCTTGTTCATTTGGTACTGGTGCTATACCTGTTCCAATGTTACCACCACCTGCACCAGTTGGATCTTGAACGTCTGCACCTGCTGGAGCACCTTCAGGTGGCATTGGTGGTGGTGTCATGGGTTGTTGAAAGCCTTTCATTATCTCAGCTTGTATTGCTGCGTCTTGCATAGAGTTAGTAATTTTGTCAGGGTCTAAATCCATACTCTTAGCAATCTCTCTAATAATGTAATCCATTTTTGCAAACGGAGCTAGTACTGGATTCTGTGCTACCTGTAAGAACTGCATTAAGCGTTGGCTACGTACTTCATTAGCCATCAGGCTTTCAGTACCGTTAGCTTTTATTTCTAGGTCACCCCTTATGCTTTCATCAAAATCAAACTGCATGTTAAATGCAAAGAAAGATTTACCCATTGGGGCAATAAGGTAATCATCTACATTCTTTACAACAGTCCTGATACTACCGTTGGCAGCAGACATAAGCATACTAATACCAGAAGCAGTACGGCCCACACCCGACACGCCTGTTTGACCATGAGCGAAAGATGGGAAACCAGTTGATTCATCTGCTAATACCCTTGCCTTATCAAATAGCTGCATGTTTTCACCTGCAACGTTTGGAAACTTAGTGCCAAAGATAGCTTG